TTGATTTTATTTTGTAAAACAGTTTTGGTTTTAAGTTTTTGTTTTAAAATTAAGTCTGATCAATGAGTAACAAAGTCAAGGTTGTTTTATCCTTATTAATATTGTTCCATTATTTAGTGTACATCTAATCCGAGTATTTCCAATTCTTCAATCACAACAGCATCCACTGCGTCTTAGTCTGATTAGTGGGTTTTATCCCAGAAATCACCAAAACGTTTCATCCAGTGGAAGGCGTTGTGTGTGATCTTTTCATCGGAAAGGGAAGCCCATGTTTATGCAATGTGCAATAACACCTTACTGTTTTAAGCCATGTATAGTTTTGCTAGGGCTACAGCAGTTGTGTGTTATCCAGGGGTCTTAATCATAGAAGTATTATTTCCAGTGTATTTATGTGAGTTGAAAATGTAATTTTTCAGATACGGAAGGACTACTATACGCCCATTAACGTTTCGCATGATTTTTGAAACGAAATCAGCTCTGTTAACTTACATAGAAAGTTCTTCTTCTCTAATGCAAAACCCGGACAATTCAGTCTCATCCAAAGGGTCTGATACACACCATTTACGCATGGTTTAGCATATCAAATTCGCAATCCATTTTTCCAGTTTTGACTAAGTCAAATCATCACCACAGGTTTTATTCTCCTCTGGGCAAAATAAGACTTTTGCAAAGTAGTGTATAACCCTATTAAAAATCATAGTAGTTGCTGTGTTTCCGACTTTGGTGAATTCACATCCACTGTATCGCAAACCTTCAACTACTGTAGTCATTTTAAAGCCATTCTTACAGTAAACAGTCTTCTAGAATTTTTTACACATAAATTTCTCCATCAGTTTTAAATGATGCTCGGTATACCCATATTTGACAAAATATTCCTTAGCGTACTTCCAAATCAATCTTATGATTTTGTGTTCAATTCTTTTCTTTATAGAATGTCGAATTGTACTATCAAAAGCTCTGAAATCGCTATTAATTTTGTATGGTTTATGGATATTATTTTTCATGTACTTGAAAAGTTTTTCTTAAGTTAACCGATAACAATAGTCGGGAAAAACTTCACTCATTATTTCATTACACATATTGGCGAAAATTATGTTTCCACCAATGCCCTGATCAGGGAGTCCATCGAAAGATCGGCCTTCTTACTCACTATTATATAAGATGCCCTTTTCTATTTTCTCTCCTTTGTGCTTTTTCAGGTGTTTTTCTTCATCAGCTTTTAACTAATGCGAAAAAGTAGTAGATGGTTTATTTTTGGATTGTGAACATTATTCTTCAATCCTGGTGGAGCACCGTTGCTTTTTAGCTTTGCCCCAAGACACTTTTTGTTGGACCCATTTCTCATGGTCAATATCAAAAATTCTTGTTGCAGCTCCACTTTCTAAATAAAACCTTAATTTTGGTAGTATGTCGGTTTTCATGACATGGTCTACGCCTTTTAACCATTCTTTAGATGGCTTACACACAGGCAATAACCGCCGTCTCAAGTTACTAGAAATCGCGTTGTAAACAGATGTGTGTTTAATGCAATAAGTCTTAGCTACTTTTTAGTTCACACTTATATTAAAACCGGTGTGAATGGACTTTTTGGGTTGCTTGGTGTCGTCTTACATATCGTAATCATATGCTTTTTGAATGTACTCCTTTTCACTTAATACAACATTCTTATACTTGTATTCAATGGATTTTAGAGAAACATTCTTATAATTTGCTTTAAGTTCTGGATCATAAGCTTTTTAAACATAATAATCTCCTATCCCCGAGGCAATTAGTGTCTCGGATCTAGATGCATGTATCTTGGTGTTGATGTTATTACATGGGTTTTTAGGACCAAACAACACAAACCACACTAATCTCATGATTTAAGCTGAATAATAAGATATAATTAGTGTCGCAGACACGCCTTTGAACAATAGTAAAACTTTCTTCAAAGTTTTGTTTAATTGGAATATTTTTGAAAATAAGTAAAGAATTCCTGTAAAAGTTAACGATTGTCTAATTTTGGTCAATATAAAATCCCAGAATTAGTTCACACTTTTAGAGAAGTATGATTTGTTACCAGAAGCGATTAATTCATTCCTGATAGACGACCGTTAATTTTTAAATATCATGTTTTCATAATTATTAATCCCTACCGTCAAAATTCTACGAGTGATGGTGGTGTCATTGACTTGAAAATAATTCTACTCAAGTAATGACTTATTTATGAATTCCATGGTGACTTTTCCAACTCCTGAATGTATCTTGGATACAAAGGCTTTGTGTTACTTAGTCGTTGATATACTACTAATGTTCTTAATTTACAAACATTAGTAAGGTCCGCAAGGCGATTGAACTTTATAAAAATACAATTTTCCAACAGTCCAAGTGCAATATAGGATTACATTGCTTTCAACACAGAATGGGCTCAAAACGTAACTAGCGTTTATAATTCCCATTATTTATCTGTTTGGATGTTAGTAAGGTGAACCATTTCCTCTAACGAAGATTTATACTTCGTTGTTGTTAGAAATGCTTACTGCCTCCTGGTCTCCAAGAACTACAGCATGATTCCCATATGGGAATTTCATGCCTGTAATAATACAGCTGGTTTGGTGTCCTTATTTGTTTAATTTTAAACACATAGAATTGAATTATGCTGGGTGAACATACCAGTACATATCATGTAGCACAAATATTACATGCTTGAGAGTACTAGTTTACATAATTGCAATTATGGATTAATAGATAAAATCATAATTCAAAACGCCAATAGTCTTACCATGGACTATTGCATGACTACCGTTCTAAAAATTATTTTAAAATATGAAAGGTTAATCGAGATTTAGTGCATCAATTTGACCCTGTATATTTAATTCATTTTTATTTATGTAGTCTTCATCGTTTTGAGTGATGTTTTGCCTAGTTAGTAATATCATACAATTATTGTCCTGATATTTTTATTTCGTAAAATGCTTTATGAATTTCATGGTCAAGGTGGATTTTGATTATAAATCAACAAGTAAAGTGTCTTTTTAAGGACTCAAATTTGAAAATTGAGTCAAAGCCCTAACTGTTGCCAAACCTCCATGGGGAGATGATTTGTTTGGATTATCAAAATAAGCCGTTGGATCGTCTGCAATTATCGCAGCTTGTAAATTCTTAATTAGTGTTTTAAAGAATGGTCCAATTTTACCTTGTGGTTTCAAAAAGTGTGGTACTCCACTAATGATGTCATCATAAGCAATGATAGAAATTTTAATTGGTACATTATAGTGTGTACGCTTCATGTACCTCTCATTAGACAAATCGACGAAATTTATTCTAATGATGGCATGAAGATTGGTTCCGAAATACATGTATTAGATCTTCACATGTTTAGACACTAAACCAAATTGTCTAATAAGAGTGCAAGCAAACGCTGGCGATGCACCACTGTATTGTGGTGTGACTCTCGATTTACTTCTATTCTATAGGGCTAACATAATTTCAATGCATTTAAACACGCAGAATTAGTCAGATGGAATTACTAGAATAGATTTATGTCCTATTGGGAAGACTTAGAAAGATTTGAATTTTGGAATGTTTTTACGATGTCCATCATTGATAAATTGATTTAATTTATTCACATCTTTAGTTTCAATAGGAATATTATTATACAAATTGCTTTGCAATTTGCCGATTAAGCCATCATTATAAGCCACAAAATCTACAGGCAGATCGAAATATATATTATCGGTTCTGAATTCTGGAGTTCCTTTTGTGAGATGGAAATCTACAACTTAATTAGTTAGCACACCTGAGTCACTAGTGTAGCAGTGTAGACCACTGGCTACAGGTTGTTTGGTGAAATACTTGATTATCGCCAAGAAAATAGTTTTCGCAGAAAGCAATGCTGTGATGGCTAGAGCTGCACCTAGTTTCTTCAATTTTAGCAATAACAAAGGTAAATTAGTTGACATTTTAGTAATCAATTATTTCAATTGATTAAGCAAAACTTTCACACGTTGGTGGAACATGTTTTTAATTCGGTTCCACAAAAAGTTGTTAACTCTAGTACAAGTGTACGAGTATAGTTTTGTTAAAATTATGTGTAATTTGTGTAGAACAGTGTTAGTCGCATTCTTCACATTGGCAGTCAATTAGCTTTGAGATGGTAATTGAGGCACCACACGTTAAATTATTAATTAACTAGCTTTGTTTGTGAGTTTCAAAGCCAGTGTTTTAGAGGTTGAGGCGAATTTTAAGAAATTTCTACATAACAACTTTGACAGTGGTTTCAACAACCATGGGATCAAAATCATCCAATACTCGACCGTTTTGGCCATTTAGTTTTGGATTCCAGTGGGAACTGGGTTACGTGAGAAAATTTGCTTAATGTAAGCTATAATTTTCTACCAAAGAGTATTCTATTCTGTTTCAACTATTCTCCAGTTGGAATTTTTAGAATTCTCTCTAAGGTACTTCTCTATGTTCAATTTGACTGCCGTGGTCTCAGCACGTAGATCAAATTGGGCATTATGAACTTTAGTTTCGGCTAACTCAACAACCAATGATTCAATTCTTAATTTTTGTGAATTGACAGTCTCAAGGGTTGTAGATTACAGAGTCTCACCTGTTTGAAGTTGAATTTTAAGCTATTCAATTTCTGCTTTCAACTTGGCCAGTTCTTAATTTTCAAGTTCAGCTTATTTTAATTAAAGTAATACTTTATTAGCGTCACAACAACATTTGTTAATTTCTAATTGTTCAGGCGTTGAGTTGTCCAATGCAGGAGTGGTCACTGTGTTTTAGTTGACCTTAGTTATTTTGGTGTTATTATTGTTTTGTTTTAAGTTTTTATTTTTCTTATTATTATTAATTAATTTAGAATTATTTTTAGAATTCTATTTAGTGGACTTTGCAGTTAATTCATTAATTAACTTATACGATTTCCGAAATCGCTTATTACTAGTGTTCAGCTAGTAATTAGGTACTTAATCCAATTTTTGTTAAGATTGGGTTACCACCTATGCTCCTGAAGTTTGAATTGCGTAATCTCGCAATTTTTTCTCTGCTACAAGTAATTTCTAGTTCGCAGTGTTCAGTTTACGTTAAGTTTGCTGAAGTTTGAACTGTCCAAAACTAGTGTCATTAACTTACTAGGAGGAAAATCGATCCGGGTAGGATCGGTGTTGAGTTTAAAATTACGGTCCCTGATTGGGGTTGGCGTGAAATAGCTAACCTTGTTTCCAATTGGTG